TGAAATCTAGGACTGCATTCATTTTCAAAGCATCGATAAAGTTTAGATTTTCTATTTCTGAATAAGTTATAGCTTTATCTAAAACAAGTCTCCAAACTAAAATTTCATCTAAAATTTCAGGATCTAGACCTTTAACTAATTGTTTTTCATTTCTCCCAATGATTGCCTCATGGCTTCTTCCATCGGAGCTAGCATCGGTATCTTCTTTGCTAGCGTTGAAAGAATATTTAGAGAAAAAAAACCATTAAAATCTAAAACTTCCATAGCCAATTCTATAGTACCATCTAAATTGTTTTCAAAAACACTATTAAAATTAGATTCAACACTTAATTGACCTATTTCTATAGCAGAACAATTTTTAAATAATTTCATAAATAATTCGCCAGGTATTTCATATATAAGACCTGCAACACTTTTTAATATAGAAGCACTCTCATCTAAAGATATATCTCCTACTTGTTTTTTAACGCTCTCAACTAACTCTTTTCTCAATTTAAGAGCTTGAAAAGCATTAAATTGTATAATGTTTATATCGTACTCACCAATTTTAATAGTTTTTGTTTTTAACGCCATAAAATATACCTTTTAATATTAATCGTTTCCTGCTAAATTAACTACATAATCAGAACCAGTTTTAATAGTCCATTCTCTTTGTTTTGCTTCATTACCGTAAGCAATACTAGGGTTTTTAACAATCCAAGCGTTTTTAGCAGCTATAAGAGTGTTTCCTGATCTATCTTTAATTAATAACGGAAGAGTTGCACTAACAGCCCTATCAGCATTATGGATACCAGATAATATTTGATTAGTAGGTGAAGTTTGTCTTAATCTTAAAATAACATTTAAAAAATTTGCGTTGTTTTTAACTCTATCTACATATCCGTCTGCACCTCCTACAGAATTAAATACATCATTTTCTTCTGTTATTTCAACAGAATCACCGTCAGCAAATCCTGTTATTTGAGCTACGCCAATGATAACGCTTAATTTTTTAAAATCAAAAGTTCCTAAATTGTTTGCCATAATATTAATTAAATTAAGTTATTAAACTGAAAGGTTACCACTTATTGCAATTTTATTAATTGCACCAGCTAATGTTGCTGTAAATGAAACACCTGAAAATAATCTTGCTAACTTGTCAGCAGATGCAATATCGGAAACATCAGGAACAGTTATTGTATATTGTCCAATACCGTCAGCATTAGTTGCTATAAAATCATTTTCAACGGCTTCTTCTAAAATTTCTCTTATTTTATTTTCAATAATATCACCTCCAGCATCAGTATAAGGTATTTTTTCTACATTAATTAAAGTAGAATATAAATTTTCTTGAAGTTTTGCTTGCAACCAGTCCTCCCCTCTTATAACATCTATCCATTCACCAGATGCAACTTTACCGTATCTTGTTATTGATTGACCTGCAAAAGTTTCATATGTATTTCCATTATTTGTAAATATAGATGAAGATTGTGACGAAAGTAAATCATCAGCAATAATTCCTGTAAGTGATTTAAAAGCCCAATTAGATGAACCTGGTACTGTAGGTAATTGTCTTCCTAACCAAGCAGCATCAGCAAAATAATTAGCTGTGTCAGAATTATATATAGTAAAAGTTCTATCGTAACCTAATTGTTTCAATTTATATAAAACACTTGCTGTATCAGATGAATCAAGATTATCTGTATCAGAAGTTCTAGCAAGAAATATTCTTTTAATAACTTCAATTTTACTAGCAGCACTTAAAATATCTGCTTCAACAGAAGAAGTTATCGCAAGAGCATACCAACTAGAGTTATAATCAAAACATTTTTGTATTGCATTAGCCCAAGTCTCTGATGCAGTGTATGCACCTGATCCAGTAGCAGGAGTTGATGAAGGAGTAGAAGAAGCAGTATATTCAAAATTATTATCATCAATTTTAGTAATTTCAAAAGTACCGTTATATTCTGATTCATTAAATCCAGATATTGTAACAGAAGCACCTGTTTCTAAATTATGATTTTCTTTTTCTATATTGACAATATCCCCAGGAGTATTTGTTGCTGCAGTAATAGCCGTTGAAATTGCAACAACTTTTTTACCTATCATTATTGAAGGAGGAGTTTTCTCTTGTGAAAAAGCAGCAGAAGCCATTTTGTATTCAGGATCAGAAGATGAAAAATCAATAGCTACTTCGGTTATATTAGCATAGCTTTTTGCACGCCTATCAAGTTTCATACTTTCACCTAAAAACATAGGGATACCAAAACCTTTTTGTGTAATTGTTTTTGTTGAAAGACTTATTGAAACATCAATTATTTGATCTAATTTATTTGACATAACTCAATTTTATTTTAATTATTAAACACATTCATTTGTATAACAAACGGATCATCTTGTGATGAACTACCAGTTTCACCTGTTATACCAATAGAATTAACTTTTGGCAAACTATATTCTTGTTCTAAAGAATAATTTTTAGAAATTCTAAAAATTAACTCTACAAAAGACCTTGTTTCAAAACTTTTATTAATATTAGTAGTTATATCCACTGGATCACTTTCAATATTAACATAAACTATTTTATTTTGAAACAATAAATTAAAATTATTTGGTAATTCTAATTTATTTATTAATTCTAATAAAATTCCCATTCCATCTTCACTTACACAAGTTAAAGATAAAACAATTTCCCTATCTCCTTGAGTTTTAATAGTTTCGTTTTCATCAGGTTTAGAATAATAATCAGTTGCACCTATAAATCTAATTGATGATATTTTCATAGCTATATAATCTCCAGTAGGAGTAGGTGCATTTTGATCTGACCAAATAACTTTTTTATTTGTCAAATTATTTATTATTTGTGCAAATGATGTTTTTAATTCTATTATATTCATACTCATATTCTAACTAGATTCTGGCGGAAAGCTATCGTTTGTTGTTCTTTTAGCAACAAATATTTTATAATGGTCTATAATATTGTTTTTCCAAGTATAAACCCTTACAACTTCAAATTCTTGTGTGTCTATAATAACTATATCCGCATTCACTCCACTACCTTTTTCTGTCCCATACAGTTCTGTGGAAGTATATAGTTTTTTTATTTCTGACTGCCTTCTGTTTTCAGGCAATAAAAGCATTTCAGAACCTGTAACAGGTTGAACACTAGCAGTTATAGTAAAATCTGTATCTGGTCCAGATACTTTAAAAAATCCTGATGAATCATAATCTCCAGATGCTTTTCGTTTTACAGTCAATGTATATTTTCTAAATCCGCTCATTGTACCCTATAACTTTTTTATTTACTAATTTTGATGATACTTTATCACGCATTTCGCCTGTTTCAATCAAAGGATTATCAAAACCTTTATTTTTTATAGTAGAAAGAGCGTTAGAAGGTATTTTTAAACTGTTTATTGTTTTTTTAATTTCTAATTCTTGTTTAAGCCTTATTTCTTTTAATTTAGCATTTACATTATAATTTCCTCTAGAAATATTTTTTGCTATTTTAGTAAAATCTTTAGCTACTTTTTTATAATTTTTATTATAGGTTGATCTTACAAAAGATCGTTCAGGGATAGTAACATTTTTGTTTTTACCTGCATTTTCTGTACCAAATTCATTTACAATTCCTCTTGTAATAACTTTTTTTCCTGCTGTTTCAAATAAACCTACAGCCACTTTTTTAGAGTTTAACTTTTTAAAAGCCTCTTTGTATTTGTTAAATCCATTGTTTTTTGTTTTAACTGCCACTGCTTATATAAAAATTAGGAACACGCACTTTTAACAAATTATTGTAAGAATCTAAATATTGAGTAGTGTTCATACTAATATTTTTATTATTTCCTCCTCCGTAACTCCTACTTAAATCTCCTTCTTTTTCTTGAGTAACAATTCCTTTTGAATTACCATCTCTTAAACTTAATTCTAAGAGATGGCAAGCATAATACGCAAGAGCTAAATTATAAGTATCGCTATCAGTAAATAATGATGAATTAACTTCACTTTTAGCAATACTTATAAATCTATTTTTTTTATCCGTAGAATTGTCTTTATCTATAGTTGGAGAAATATCAACAATCCATTGAAGAGGGGTTATCATTATTTACAACTTTTAATTTTTTCAATTATTTGTTTTTTATCTAATTTTTTAGTTTTAATGTCTAAAGAATCAGCTATTTTTATTAAAGTTTCTATGTTTTGATCTTCAAGATCAATATCAGAAAAATCTATACCGTCTTGTTGAACTTCTTCTTGTTTAACTTCTTGTTTAACTTCTTGTTTAACTTCTTGTTTAACTTCTTGTTTAACTTCTTGTTTAACTTCTTGTTTAACTTCTTGTTTAACTTTCTGTTCAGCTACAATTACTAAACCTGAAGTATTTACCA